TTACGCCGATCCCGCCGTCGAGCGGGACATGGCTGGCGGACCTTGGCGTGGTCGATGCGAACGGCATCCAGCTCACGAAGGTGGCCGCCTCCCCGTCAACCGGCCAGTACAGCGTCGCGGCCGGCGTTTACACCTTCGCCGCGGCCGACACGACGCACGTCGTCTATATCGACTACACCTACACGGCTTCGATCACCAACTCCAAGACGGTCGTTGCGACCAACCCGCTGCTCGGGTACGTGCCGGTGTTCCAGCTCGACCTGCTGGTGCCGTACAACAACAAGAATACGAAGTTCACCCTGTACCAGTGCGTGGGCGACAAGCTCGCATTCGCCACCAAGCTGGAGGACTTCATTATCACGGAGACGACGTTCGGCTTTTTCGCGAACCCGTCGGGCAACCCGTTCAAGTACTCAGTTTCGGAGTAATTGAGAATGCTGAAAGGTATCAAGGTTTTGCTGCGGGACAAGGAGTATACCCTTGCCCCGGTGCCGGTCGATGATCTCGCGGAGATCTGGCCTCAAGTCTGCAAGGTCCTACGCGAGACGCCATCCCTTACTGATGCGGCCAATTTCGACAAGGCGCCCGACATCATCAAGGCGGCGGCCGATGTCGTCTTCGCATCCATGCGCTTGGGCAACAATCCGGAGATCACGCGCGAGAAGGTCGGGCACGATATCCTCGACTACGGCAACTGGCACGAGGCATTCCTGGCCGTGCTGAAGATTTCAAACATCAAGACCGCGAAGGCCGGCGAGGGAAACGCGGCGGCGCTGACGATGGTACGGACTGGGACGGAATCCGGTGCGATCTCGCCAGCGCCTTCGGATGGACCCTCGAATACATCGGCAAACTGACGCTGTGGGAGCTTGAGCCGATCTACAAGTACTGGCAGCGCTGGCCTCCGCTGCACTGGATGATCGGATCGTACTTCGGGTACGGCAAGAAAGTTGAGCGTGCTCAACTCTTGAGGGGCATCGCGGCCGAGGAGAAGAACAGAGAAGGCGCCGAAGCGTTCATGCGGTTCATGGACTCGGTGCAAAGCGGCACCCTACGCATCGGCGCCCCGCACGGGAGTTGAGAGTGGCAGAAGACCTCAAAACGAAGGTTGAGATCGGGGGCGACACCTCCGGTCTTGCTACCGCGCTCTCCGATGCGGCCGCGAATGTCAAGAGCGGGGCCGAACAGATTACCGGCTCCTTCGGCGCGATCGGCGGCATCTTCGAATCGGTCACGAGCAAGCTGGTCGCCTTCTCGGCTGGCCTTGGCGCTGCGGCGGGTTTCGCCGAGATCATCAGCTCCACGACGCAACTGTCCACATCGATCCGAAGCCTGTCGCTCTCGATGGGGATATCGGTCGAGAACGCATCCGTATTGAAGTCCGCTCTGACCACGATCGGCGCGACCTCGGAGGGATACGTGGGCGCGCTCGATCACCTGGCGCGGCAGATGAAAACGAACGAAACGGGGATCAACGCGCTGGGCATCGCCACCCGCAACACGGACGGCACCACGCGCGACAGCCAGGCGGTCATGCTGGATGCGCTCAAGGCCGTGCAGCAGTACAAGCCGGGGCTGGATCAGACGCAGGCGGCGATGTACCTCTTTGGCCGCTCCGTGCAGGAAGTGCGCGAGTTGATGCCGCTTCTCAACGTCAACATGGACGAGGCCAAGGCGAAGGCGCAGGCGCTGGGCTTGGTGCTGTCCGACGAGCAGGTCGCGGCGGTGAACCGCTACAAGATCGCCCTGAACGAATCGAAGGAGGTGGTCGAGGGCGCGTTTTCTGCGATCGGTCAGAAGCTCATCCCGGTGTTGACAGAAGCGGCCAAGGGCTTCGCCGATCTGGGGCCGCAGATCGTGAAGGTCGCTCAGGTCGTGGGCGACGTACTGGCCGCGGGCCTTCAGATCGCGGGCGATTTGATGCACTGGCTCGGCGATGCGGTCAAACAGGTCTGGGCGATCCTGGCCGACGCCTTCGGGCAGATCAGCTCCATCCTCGGCGGCACGGGCGCCGACCTTGCTACGTGGGGCGAGACCTGGCGCAACGTGCTCGGCATCCTCGGGGCGGTCGGTAACTTCATCAAGGGCGAGTTCATCATCGTATTGGACGCGCTGGTGGGCGCGGCTAAGAACGTCGCAATCATCTTCAGCACGGTCGGCACCGTGCTCGGCGATGTGGCCCACGGCGACCTCACACAGGCGTGGGCCGATGCGAAAGCGGGCGTTGCCTCGCTCGGCACGAACACCGAGTCCACCTTCGCGAAGATGAAGGCCGCTGCCGCAGCTACGGGGGATGCGATCAAGAAATCGTTGCTGTCCGGCTACGAGGCCGCAGCGGACGGCGCGAAGAAAGCCGGCGAGGCCGCCGCCGACCCGCTCGCATTCAAATCCGGCACTAAAGGGTTTGAGGCGCCCGACAAGTCGAAGGATGCCGCAGCCGGTCGCGACACCGTCCTGCGCGCGCAGCTCGCGGGCGAGAACGCGATCGTCAAGGAGTACGTCTCCGAGCAGGACAAGGCGCTTCAGGACGGCTACAAGAACGGCCTCATCGCTCTGAAGGACTACTACGCGCAGCGGCTTGCCCTGTCGCAGCTTCAGCTCGACACCGAGATCGCCACGACCGAGCGGATGCAGCAATCGGTCGCCGCGCAGAAGGCGCTTGCAACCTCGCAGGGCGATGACAAGGGCGTGCAGGCGGCGCTCGCGCAGGAGGCAACGCTACAGACGCAGCTCATCGTCTTGCAGCAGAAGCGCGCCGCCGTCGCGATCGAGTCTGCGGCCGCTCAGGTCGACGCCGAGAAGAAGCTAGCCGATCAGATCGCGCTCGCTCACGCGCAGGCAAACGAGAAGGTGCGCACCGACGCACTCGATGCTCAGCACGCGATCATCGCGGCCGAGGCCGCCGCCGGACAGATCACGGGCGCGCAGGCGATCGAGGCGTTCCGCAACATCGAAAAGCAGAAGTACGACATTGCGGTGGAGTTCGCCAAGCAGCGGGCCGCTCTTGAATCCGATCAGGTGAAGGCCCAGCAGGAACTCGGCGACAAGCTCGCCACGATCCGGGCCGACTACGAGAAGAAGGACACCGAGATCGCGGTGCAGAACATCAAGCAGCGTAAGGACTTTGAGACGCAGGCGATCACCGATATCCAGAATGACTTCGCCACGGCGCTGGACGACATCGAGACCAAACATAAAAGCGTTTTCGATGCGATCAAGACGATGCTCACGTCGCTGGAGTCGCAGTTTCTCAAGATGGCGAACCAGGAGCTCGCGCAAAACCTGTTCGGCGCGAACCCGGCCGCTGGCTCGGCGGGTGGCGCTGGCGGTGGCGGCCTTCTATCCGGCCTGTTCGGAAGTTTCGGCGGCTCGACTGGCCCGGGGGGCGTCGGGCCGGCTGCGCCTGGCTCCGGCCTTCTCGGCTGGCTCGGCTCGTTCGACAGCGGCATCGACTATGTGCCGAAAACCGGCTTGGCGGTGCTGCACCCGGGCGAGCGAGTGCTCACCCGTCAGGAGAATATGGAGGGCGGTGGCGACACCGTCCACGTCCATAACAACTTCAACGTGCAGGGCGAGACCACCTACGAGTCGCGCGCGGCCATCGCCAGCCAGGTCGGGCGCACCCTGCAAGCGGCACGGCGTAACTTCTGATGGCCGGCGCCTTCCTCGAAACTCCGCGCTTTCCGGATGACCTCGCCGTGTGGGCCAAGTCTGGCGTGGGCTGGTCCAACCAGGTCGTGACGGTCAAGAGCGGGCGCGAGGTCCGCAACCAGGTCTGGACGTATCCGAAGGCGCGCTTCGACATCGCCAACGCGCTGCGCTTGGTAGCGATCCAGGGCGAGGGTGCGGCGGCCTACAACATCGCGCTGGTCCGAAACTGGATCATCACGATGCAGGGGCAGTACAGCGGCTTCCGGTTCAAGGACGCGACCGACTTCAAGGACGAGGCCGCCGGCACGTTCGTGGCCCAGCCTGACGGCGTGCTCACCGTCTTCCAGATGGCGAAGTCCTACACGATGGGAGCGGTGACACAACTGCGTCAGATCCAAAAGCCGGTAAGCGCGACCGTGGCCGTGTTCGACAACGGCTCGCCCGTCTCGCCCACGGTGGACTACACGACCGGGAAAGTTACCTTCGGCAGCCCGCCCACGTCGGGCCACACGCTCACCTGGACCGGCCAGTTCGACATCCCGGTGCGCTTCGCCCTGGACATGCTCGACTGGGCGCTCGATCAAGGGGGCCTGTACGTGATCCAGACCATCCCGCTGGTGGAGATCCGGATTTGAAGACGCTGACCTCAGCGATGATCGGGTACCTGCAATCCGACACGCAGACCTTCAATACGTGCTGGTCGATCGCGCTGGTGAACGGCACCAACTTCTATTTCACCGACTGCGACCAGCCGATCGTCTTCGGCGGCCATTCGTACTCGCCGATCGAGGGCTACTCGCCGTCCAACGTGCAGTCCTCCGACGCCTATGACGTGGACCACGTCGAGGTCACGAGCTTCCTGGACGCCTCCGGGATGACCGAGGCGGACGTGATGGCGGGCCTGTGGGACGACGCCAAGATCAGCATGTTCATGGTCAACCGGCTGGACCTGACTGCCGGGGCCTACCACATGCGCGACGGTGTCATCGGGCAGATCACGATCACATCGCCCGGGCAGTTCACGGCCGAGCTGCGGGGCCTGACGCAGTACATCCAGAAGACGATCGGATACCTCGTCTCCCCGACCTGCCGCTGGACGCTGGGCGACGTGAACGCGGCGGGCCCGGTGGCGGGCTCGCATTGCACGATCAACCTTGCCGCGCTGGCCGTGACCGGGGCCGTCGTCACGTCGGTGGTCAACAATCAGAGCTTCGCGGCCTCCGGGTTGACGGCGCTGGCCGGCTACTTCACCAGCGGCTTTCTGAAGTGGACCGGGGGCCTGAACGCCGAGCGGCCGATGGACATCCAGGCGCACGGCTCAAGCGGGGCGATCGTGCTGCAAGTGCCGATGCTGAACCTGGTGCAGGTCGGGGACGTGTTCACGATCTATCCGGGCTGCCAGAAGCGCCTGCAGCAGGACTGCATCACGAAGTTCTCCAACGGGATCAACTTC